ACGAGCAGCCCCGCAATGATACAAGAGATTGTAAAGATGCAGACTGTGAGCAATGCCACAGCACAGGGCGGCGACGTTGACACTGTGAACCCTGTACGCTTCCAATATGATCAACCCGCTTTCATGCGTCATTATCGCTTTTATCCAGTGCTCAAACGCCCACAGAGCGACATTGGACAGGCAATAGTAACAAACGAGGGCGGGCGGCTGTTCTCGCTGTCGATACGGCTTGTTGTGGATTATGTAACATTGTACGCCGCACACCCTGACACAGTCGGAGAAACTGGCGTGTCTCTTGGTCGATCTCTTGCCTCGTCAACTTCAGCAGGGCGACAGGGCGCGGGAATCTCGCTTGATGGGATGGGCAGAGCGTCAGCACTTACAGACATCAGAGACACTCTAGCCCCTACGTTTGGCGGCGGCGGCTTCAATTCTCCGATCGGCGGTTAATATGGCATGGACACAACAATTTCTAGATAGCCTAGATAGACCCGCAAAAGTGATCAGTTACGTGCTCAAGTTCTTGCAGCCGTCTGCAGATTACAACTTGTCACAGGGCGATCGCGTAAGCATGAACACAGAGATCGCACTTGCTGACGCGGATGTAACGATCGACAGTGTACAGATTACGCCGCAACGCTGGAGCGTCAACTTTGGCGGCTTCACGATTCGCATTGTTGGGGACATTCGCCCTGTGCTCAATACATCATTTAGACGGGGCGCAGTTGCTGAATTGATCATGGTCCGAGATGGGTTGC